AATATCTTTAGAAGCATAATCTAATTGAATAGCACCCATAGTTTTAGGATAACATTCAAATAGTTTTACTTCATATTTTGTGCTATCATTTAAGTCTTGAACTTTAATTACCATGTCACAAGTATAGTCATCATAATAGTTAAATGTTCTTGTGATAGGATCTTGAATATATGCCATCCACTTATCAAAGAGAAGTTTAACTTTCATATCAGTATCTACATAAAAAGACATACTAATATCTCCGAACAGTTTTTCATAAGGCACTTCTCTAAACTCACCAAATGTTCTATTTTGAATAGTAGAAAAGTTTAAACTTGGAAGTTGAACTTGATCACAATATAAAAGAACTTGTTCAGCATCTCTTTTTTGTAATGGAGGGTTGAAAAATACACTATATCTATTAGTTCTGGCCAAACCACTAGATTTAAGATTAGCAATAAATTTATCTAGACTCATTTAGACTTCCTAATTAGTTTTCTGGAATCTGTCCAGATTTCTTGTTTACTTGCACCGACAAATACTTCAACTGGCAATAACATAGCAGTTGCCCAATTACTAGATTCTACTTGTCTAAATTGTGTTTTAACATGACTCATTAAATACTGTTTAACACATGGTTTTGCAGCTGCATACTTAGAAACACCATCGATAGTCGCCCAAGAATATTTTAATTTTGTGGTATCGTCAAACAATTTATTATTTGCAAATACCAACAAACGATCTAATAGTTGAATTCTTAATGCATATGGTAAATAGTGCATATTCAATCCAATAAACCCATCTGGTGTTTTGCGAAATGGGAATACCAATGGAAACCTATCATAGTATGGCAGGTCAGCTTTTGTTTTGGGGTCGTATCCAAACATGTATAAACTTCCAGGGCGAACAGAAGTGACCAATTGATTAGGATTACCATTTAACACTCTGGGTGGAGTTAGTCCTTGTTTAGTCATCAATAAGACTTGCTGCTCAAACCAAGCACGACTTTTTAACATTACAGTTTTTAAGTCATACTGATTACGTTCAAAGACGTCTAGTAAAGTTGATTTTTTAGCCATAATATTATTTAGGTGTTAACCCTAACTCGTGTTCTGTTATAATTTTAAACTCCCACCCACGATCACGTGCATAGTTAGTTGCAGCTTCCCATTTAGCTTGATTTTTCATAAAAGTTAGTGACTCTACTAAGTATCGATTAGTTCTTTTTCCAGGATACTCGGGTAATTGAGTTTGTTTATAAGGTTTCACTTCTATTAAATAAGTTTTGCCAGTCTTAAGGAGCATCTTAAAATCTACAAAATAACGATGTATGTGATTATCTGTCGGACAACGATACGGAATAATAGTTTCTTCGGAAGACCATTTTAAAACACTAGGATTTTTGTCGCACCAAGATGCAAACATAGTTTCCCAGGAAGACCTCATTATTATATTAGTTGGGTCTCCAGTGTATTTTTCTGGGAATAATGGGATGTACTTTCTTTTATGGAACATAAATAAGTGAATAGGAAGAATTAACCTTTATTTAGGTAAAAGGATCAAAATGGCTGTAGAGACTCCACCAAAACCAAAAGCTGATAATCTTTATGCACCAAGAGGCGCACCAACAGCATTTGAACGAGATGAAAGTAATTCTCAGTATAAAACTCAAAACTACATGTATCCAAATGACTTATTTGCTTCTAATGGTCGTTATGGTGGAAGCTATGCTATATTCTATATTAATGTAAATATAGATTCTAAATTAGCAAAAGAGATAGGAGATGATTTTGTAAAAGACATACCACCTAGAGATCAAGGTGACTTTATTGCACAAGATCTAAGTAAAACTAAGTTATTCGCAGCTAATGCTACTCTTAACGCTGGTGGCGCATTACTTGGTAACGCATTAGGTATTGGTGGTGCCTCTGCAGCTGCAGCTGGAATAGCAACAGTTGGTGCTGGCGCTGCAGCTAACTATGCTGCTTCTGCCAGTCGCCAACAGAAAAGATTAAAAACCGCAATTGCATTACATATCCCAAATCAACTTCAAATTCGCTATGGTATGCAGTGGAGTGAAGAAGATACTTTAGCAATGGCTATGGCTTCAACAGGTATTGATGAACTTCTTAAAGCAACTCTTGGTGGTGGTAAAATTAAAGATCTTGGAGATCCTGTTCAGGCTGCAGTAACAAATCTAGCTTTGTCTAAAGGTCCAGGTGGCGCAGCGATTTCAAACGCAACTGGATTAGCAGCAAATCCTAAAAAAGAACAAGTTTTTAAAGGTGTAGATTTTAGAACATTTCAATTTGATTATCAGTTTTTTCCAAGAACTGCAGATGAAGCACTAAATGTTAAAAGAATTTTATACGAATTTAAATATCATATGCATCCAGAGTTTAAAGATGCTAATAACTTTGTCTACATTTATCCAAGCGAATTTGATGTTTTCTATTATCAAGGTGGATTAGAAAACCCACATATACATCGCCATACAAGTTGTGTACTGCAAGATATGACTATCAATTATACACCAAATGGTAACTTTACTACCTTTGATAATGGTATGCCAACTCAAATTAATGTAACATTAAACTTTAGAGAACTTGCACTCCTTACTAAAGATAAAATCAAGGATGGTCTATAATGTACTTTAAAGAGTTTCCACAATTTTTATATGACTTTAAATATGGTGATTATGAAACACAAACTTCAATTGTAAAAGACATTACAAGAAATGTTCGTTTTCGTAAGGAAGTCTTAGAAAATATTTCTGTATACGATAGCTATGATATTATTGATGGCGAGACTCCAGAAATTATTGCAGAAAAAATTTATGGTAATCCAGAATATCATTGGATCATTATGTTGGCCAACCAGCGTTTTGATTATATAACAGACTTTCCACTGGCAGAACCACAATTAATTAAAGTAGCAGAAGATGTATTTAATCCAGCATTTACTGCTACCAGTTTAACATATAGTGGTACTACAATTACAGTTACTGCACCACTTCATAGATTATTAGTATCACCATCAACTTCAGTTACATTATCAGGTATCACTGCTTCCACTAATGCACCAAATGGAACATACATGATAACCTCTACTACAGAAAATACATTTACATTTACAGCTAATTCTACCCCAACTGGTACTATTGGTGGCACTATTAATGTTAAATCTTCGGGTGTTGAAAATTATATACACCATTATGTAAATTCTGCTGGATATATTGTAATGTCAACTGCTGCTGGTGCCAGTTCAGTAACTAACATACAATTTTTTAGAAATAAAAATGAAGAGAAACGCAGAATAAAAATTGTCTCTCCGAGGATTGTTGAAATTATTCTTAGAGATTACAAAGATTTATTATAATGAAATCTAGTAAAGCATTAAGATTTGCTGGCGATGTCAGTATTGATAAAGTTAGAATAATAACTGAAAAAGGTTTTTATCAAGATGTCGGTGCACAAGTAATAAACGTGCAGGTTTATGAAGATATATTCTCACCATTTATTACTGGTAGTTTAATTTTAAAAGACTCTATTGATCTAGTTAATTTATTTCCATTTATTGGTGAAGAATATCTTGAATTAGAAATTAGCACTCCTACCCTTGAACAATTTAATATTAAAGGTAGATACTATATTTACAAAATGAGTAATAGAGAAATGACTGGAGATAAATCTGTTGTCTACCAGTTACATTTTATTTCTGTAGAAGCTATTGTTGATTTAAACAAAAAAATTAGTCGTGTATTTGCAGACAGAATATCAAAATTAATCGAACCATTTATTAAAGACAAAACATTTGGTCTTGAATCTGATAAAAATGTTTTTGTTGAAGATACACTTAACAACTCAAAATATATTTCTAATTATTGGACTCCAATACAAAATATTATGTACTTGGTGTTTTTATCAATTAATACAAATAAATCACCAAACTATGTATTTTTTGAAAATCGTGATGGATTTTACTTTATTAGTTTAGAATCACTTTATACTAATGCAGTATCTCAAAAATTTGTTTACGACAAATATACAAGAGATGATATCCCACTTGGTGGTAGCGCAAGAAATACAGAAAAAGATTATCAGCGCATTCTTGATATTAGTATGCCAACTGTATTTGATTACATGGATCGTATTCGTTCAGGGATGCTATCATCTAGACAAGTATCTTATGACGTAACGAAAAAAACATATACTGCTAAAAACTATAATATGTTTCAGCGTTTTGAGCAACAGAAACACTTAAATGAATTTCCAATTAACTCAGATAGCACTACCTTTAGATCTAATTCAAGGATTATTAATTATCCTAAAAACTTTGGAAATTTCAATGGTTTTGGTGATGTTACAAATGCAAAATCTAATCAAGAACGAAATTCATTAATGAAATTAGCAGAAGCTAATAAAATTAGTATTACAGTTCCAGGTAGATGTGATTATACTGTTGGACAAAAGATTAACTTAGATCTTAAAAGAATTGAACCTTTGTCTAAAAAAGATGGAGACACCACAGACAAGATGTTTTCTGGTAACTATATTATTGCAGCTATTAATCATTATATTGATAGAGAAAAACATGAATGTAATATGGAAATTATTAAAGAAAGCTCTATGATGAATATGAACGGGACACGATAATGAATTTTTACTATGGTATTGTAGAAAATAGAAGTGATCCACTAAGACTGGGCAGATGTCAAGTACGCATAGTAGGTTTGCACACGCATGATAAATCTCAACTGCCAACTGCAGATCTTCCATGGGCAGTTGCTGTTCAACCAGTAACTTCTGCTGCAATGAACGGTATTGGACATACTCCGATTGGTCCAGTAGAAGGCACGACTGTAATTATTATCTTTGCGGATGAAGATCAGCAACAACCAATTATGATGGGAACTGTTGGTGGTATTCCAAACACACCTGCTTCTGTAGACAAAGATGACGATGGTCCAATTAGTAAAGGAAGTAAAACAGAAGATATACAATTAAGAACAATTCCTGGACCAACTTCTGGAAAACAATTGACTTTGTATGATCCAGAAACTGGTAATACTAATTTAACTTCAGGATTAAAAGCTAACATGAAAGTGCTGGCTTTTGATATTCCAGTAGAAACATTTATTGTTTCTATTGATAGTGGCACACAAATTACAATTAGTTATTCTGTTACTGATTATGTTGAAAATATTATTAAATTTGAAGATCCACCAACTAACTTAGATGCAGTTACTCAAAGTAAAGTAAATGTACTAACAGATGGATCTGGTAATATAGTAACATCTGGAGATGGTACACCTATAACAACAGGAACAACTTCTGAAGAAGTAACACCAACATCAACTAATACTGCAATACCAACAATACCACCTGCAAAGTCATCTCCTAATCCAACAAAATCTACTGAAGGTATTAAAGCATTAATTGCTGCATGTGACAAAGTAGGATTGACAACCAAAGAACAGAAGTGTGCTCTACTAGGTATTGCTGGCGGTGAATCTAGATGGATACCTCAATTAGAAAGTTTTAACTATAGCGAAAGTAGATTGAAACAAATTTATTCATTTGCCACACCAGAAGATATAGCTACATATTCAAATGCTTCCAAAAAAGGTTTGACTAGAGCAGAGTTTTTCTCATGGGCATATGGACCAACAAAACGTGGTAAAGGTTTTTTAGGAAATGTTACTGATGCTGATGGTGGAAAGTACTTTGGTCGTGGATTTATTCAATTAACTGGTAAAGCAAATTATCAGCGTTATCAAAATTTAGCAAATGCAACTGGTTTAAGTTTAGACATTGTTAATAATCCAGACTCTCTAGATACTGACATTAATGTTTCTGCACTAGTTGCTGCGTTGTATATTAAAGATAGAGTCAAGGGTGTAACTTCAAGTAAACATCCAGATTTTTTCCTTGCTGCTAAAAAAGCAGTTGGTGTTAATTCTCCAGATATCGCTGCATTAAAATTATCATATTATGAATACTTTTATGGTAAAGCATCAACTGGTGGTGTTGAAAAAGATGCTGGTTCTCCACCAGCAGAACCACCAAAAGATGGTGATGATTCTACTCCAAGACCATCGCAAAAGAGTATTGACTCTGGCTCATTTACAACAGGATTTAGAGATCCAAATAACAAATATCCATTAAATGAGTATATTGGTGAGCCAGACACAAATCGATTAGCTCGTGGTATTATCGATGGCACTGTCGTTGCAAAGAAAGATGCAACACGTGCACGTGGTATTCCAAAGGCATTAGATCTTGGTTCTTGGGATCAACCCGAAGCGACTTTCGGTGCACAATATCCATTTAATAAAGTATTTGAAACTGAATCAGGACATGTGCAAGAGTTTGATGATACTCCAGGATATGAAAGAATCAATACATATCATCGTTCAGGCACATTTTCTGAAATAGATCCAATGGGTACGCAAGTAAACTATATCGTTGGTGATAATTTTGTTATAATGGAAAAAAATGGATGTGTACATGTATCAGGTGAATTAAATATTACCGTTGATGGTAATGCAAATATTTACTCTAGAACAGATGCTAATATTCACGTTGAACAAAACGCCACTATTAAAGTTGGAAATAATGCAGACATTGGTGTAGCAACTGACTTAACATTAGCTGTTGGTGGCGACATGAAAGTTAAAGTTGCTGGAGATTATTCTATTCAAGCAGCAAACATTTATACTAAATCAGATGGAGTATCTGATACACAAGCAGTTGGTGCTCTAAGTATTAAAGGTGCTGAAACAAATATTGAATCAGAGGGCGATGCTAATTATCTAAGTGGTGGAACAACCAGTATGGATTATTCACAAGGACAGTTTGGTAATGGTGCTGCTGGAGCAAATGATGTTGAAGATGTTCCTTTAGTTCCGCCAGTTCTTGGTAATCCACTTAATCCTGTTGTTCCATTTTCTATACCACCAGAAAGACAAATTGAAGAAAAAACTACAGCTGAAACTCCTGATGATTATGACACGCCAGAAGGTCGTGCCGCATCTGCTAAACAAGCTAGAACTGAGGGTGTAGTTGGCGCACCATCTCCAAGTGCTACAGAAGAAGCTGCAGCTATTACTACACCATCTGCTAATGCCAAGGAAGTTGATGTAGATACAAGTATTATTAAATCTACAAGAGAGTTTACAAATGATTATCGTTTGTCCAAAAACTTTACACTAGGTATGCTGATTGATGGTGGTGTTGGTGGTAAACATAAACTTGTAAATCAGATGCTTAGAGAATCTAAAGAAGGTCCAGAAATATTATTTACTGTACAAGATATTGTATCTAATTTAGCATTTACTGCACAAAATTTACTTGAACCTGCTCTTGAGGCTCTTCCAGGTGGTATTGGTGGATATAAAACTCAATGGAGGATTAATTCTGGGTATCGTCTCCGTGGTCTTGTAGCAAATGAATCTGCTACGTCAGATCATTGCAAAGGTAGGGCAGTAGATATTGGTATCTTATTACCAAACAAAGCGCAAAAAACATATGAATATGTTCAGTTGTTAGAAAAGATACTGCCATACGATCAAATTATTCTTGAATATCGTTACCCAGAATCTGTCTGGATTCATATGAGTTATAAAGCTAAAGGTACAAGAAAGATGGCGTTTACAATGGTAAATGACAAAACTTATAAAAGAGATTCAAAAGGAATTCCTGCTGGATTTGTACTTGTTGACAACATACCACCAAAATCAGCATAATGGCTTGGACTCCTTCATTAATAGATCTGGGATCAGTAAATGAGAATATTTCAATATCTCATACTATAACATATGTTGATGATACAACTATGATATCTTACCCAGTCACTATCACTAAGGATCAGGTTAATCCAAATACTATTGTTGTTTCTGGAGGTACGATTTCTGGATACTATCAAGACTCTTTTGAGAATACTATTATATACAGAACACCAGAAGATACCTTTCCTGTAGTTACTAAATTTGAACAAATAGATTTAAATAAACTTTATCAAATGATTTCATATAAAGCCAGTACTGTTTCTTCTAGAACTTTTACATATACGGCTAAAGCGATGGATGGAACGACTGTACTGGATACTCAAACATATAGTAAAACAGTAACCAACGATTGGACTTCTGGTAAAATATCTTTACAAACTTATGTAGGGTATACATAATGCCAGCAGTTAGTAGAATAGGAGATATGAGTACAGGGCATGGATGTTTTGCTCCTACTGCACTTATTCAAACTCCAGTAACAAAAACTTTTTTTAACGGTAAATTGGCTTCTGTCGTCAATACAGGATGC